ACGCTGGGCCTCTGACAACAGCAGCGTGATCCTCGGAGCCTAGGAACCCTTGATCCCCTGCAGCAGCTAACCCTGTTGCAGGGGATTACTCCACCATGGAAACCATAAACGCAATAATAACCTTCCTCGCATCCTATTCGGTCGTGACCCTCGCCTCTATGGTGTCGGTCGCTGTCCGTGTCTGGGTTGTCATCGAAGTCATCAAAGCCACATCAATCCTTAACTATATCAAGTAATGAGCAACAACATAACAAGTCCAAGCAAAGTAAAGAAATACATCCTCGAGTTCGCCAAGGAGAACCGAGCACACGAGTTCACAAGGGTAAGTCAACTTACTCTCGACAAGGTAGAGGCAGCAGCACGTTCCGCAGCCCGAGCCGCCGTCACATCAGCACCATCGAAAGGAAAAACACTATGAGTAACACCAGCACAAAACCACGTAAGAAAGCCAACGCCAACGACGAAGCCGCTAGGGTAGAGAAGTCCGTAGTCAAGATGGTCCTCGACCATCCGTTCTTCGCCGCACTCGCCCTCAAGATGCGGGTCGTGCAGGACTACAAAGTCCCCACGTTCTGCGTCGACGGAGTCCACATGAAATACAATCCGGACTTCTGCGCCACGCTCGACGATACCGAACTGCTCACCGTGCTCGGCCACGAGGTCTTGCACTTGGCGTTCGGCCATCTGTGGCGCAAGGGTAATCGCAGCATGAAGAAGTGGAACTACGCCACGGACTACGTCATCAACAACTACCTCATGAAATACAATGAGGATGAGGTCGCCGCTGGTAGGGTCGGCCCGTTCAAGCTACCGCAGGGTGGTTTGCTCGACCCGAAGTATGACGGCATGGCAGAGGAGGAGGTCTACAATCTCCTACCCGAGCCTCCCGAAGGTGAAGGCGGCGGTGGCGGTGGTGATGGCGATGGCGGCATGGGTGACTTCACCGACCCAGTCGACGGCGAGGGAAACACCGAGGAGGACTGGCGTCAACGTGCAGTCGAGGGTGTCAACGCAGCCAAGCTCCGTGGTCGTGAGTCTGGCAGCATGACCCGCGCCATCGAGCGTCACCTCAAGGGCACACAAGACTGGCGCGAGATTCTCCGCGAGTTGTTGTCTGCTCCTGCCAACGATGACTACGACGAGACGCGGCCCGATCGCCGCTTCATGGAGGATGACATCTTCCTGCCAACGTTGTATAGCGAGCGTGTCGGAACGTTCGTCGTTGCCGTCGACACGTCCGGTTCGGTCACTCCCGACCTGCTCGACAAGTTCATGGCCGAGGTTCAATACTGCTTGGACACCGTCAAGCCAGAGAAGATCATCGTCATAGACTGCGATGCCGCAATCAACCAAGAGCGTGAGTTCGCCTATGGCGATAACGTCCGCGACTTCACTCTCAAGGGTGGTGGTGGCACGGACTTCCGCCCTGTGTTCGACAGGGTCAAGTCTCTGGCAGACTCACCCGAAGCGGTGGTCTACTTCACCGATGGCTATGGTGCCTTCCCCGACAGCCCTCCCGATTACCCTGTGATCTGGGTGGACTACGGCGGCACCGACTATCCGTTCGGCGAGGTAGTTAGAATCAACAGCGCAGACAAATAGTAACAATCAGACAAGCCATGAGTGTCTCGGGCCTGCCGACAGGTTCTCACACTACGATCCTTTGTTGTTGGGGATCGCCGTGAGATGTAGTCCTTCGGTCTTTCATTGACAGCGTATCCTTCCGCTGCTGGCAAACCTTGGTAGAAGGAACTTAACCACAAACACAAACACAAATACAAATACAAATACAAATACAAAGGAGATACACATATGAACGTTAGAATATCAGGCGAACTGCAGAGCGATGTCCGCTCGCATATCAACAGCATGAGACTCAAAGATCTCCAGCTTCAGCTGGGGTCTTCGGAACAAGACAAATTATTCTGCATCAGCGGCTCAAGCACAGAGCTTCTCAATCTGGTATGGGGTAAACACCTACACTTAAAGTCGCAGATGCCAACGGAATGGATGAAAGATCTATGCAAAGAATACAGGCCGCACATCTGGATTAGAGTTCAATGGGACCAACTTACAACGGAACCCAAGTCGAAGAAGTTTCAAGTATATGTCCTGCATGGGGGATCATTCTTAGTTCCACCGCGAATGCAGTCTGGTAGCGAATTCTCTGTTAGGAAAGAAGATCTTACCGGAGATCTAAAACGTATCAACGATCTAAACGATCAGTGGGATGAGCTTTGTGCGAAGTGGACGAAGATATCCTCGGATGTCATCACCTATCTTAAGTCAGCCAAGTCCCTCAACTCGGCCCTTAAGAACTGGCCCGAACTCAAGGCGTTCATCCCGCAGGAATACTTGGATCGTGTGGCTACGAAACCGGAGCGCACTGCCGAGCGGAAGAAAGCCGAGGAGGCTCTGGCCAACATCGACCGCAACCTCGCTGTTACCAGCGCGACCATGGTCAAGTTGGCTACCACATGAGCGACCAAGAGCCAGTAGATTCTACGGCGATGCTTCGCCTGTCAGTCATTCGCCTCATCCTAGCCAACAACTTCGATGACTGCGAAATAATAAAATGTCTGGATACAAAGACGGGGGATACATGCAACGTGCTGTTCCTCCCCGCTATGGATCCCGACGATGGTGACGTGTATATGACGCCAGCATTTGCAATCCCAGAATCAGATATATCTGAGCAGGAGAGTAGATACTTGCCAGTAGATACGTTACCAAGAACCAACCTAACCAACTTCAAGAATAACTAAATAATTCCTTGATCCCTTGAGCCGATGAGCCAATGCTTACGGCCCAAGGGGTCTCTCCAACACGAACCCAAAAACACAAATACACATGAGCACAATACGTAATCAAGCAATGTTGACCAGTCTGTCTATCGGCCTGTTCAACCCCAAGAAAACCGACCGCAACGTTACACGTGAGGTCTTGATCAGCAAGAACGCATCGCATAACGCTGGTGCGTTCGTGAAGAATATTCTCCCCGAGGAGAGTATCAAACCCATCCAGTCCGAAGCCGCCGCGTTGCGGACTTGGTTCTATCAGAACACCCTGCCATGGGGTGACGATGCCGTGCGTCTGTTGCCAGTCGCGCAGTGGGACAAGTTCACCGAAGACCTCCGAGCACGTCTCGCTTCGCTGAACTCCATGTTCGACAACTTCTGCAACAGCTACGAGCAGCACCGAGACAAGGCTCTCCTGCAACTCGGAGCGTTGGCGAACCCTGCGGACTACCCGCCGCTGTCGGAAATACGTAGCAAGTTCTACATAAGGGTGGCCTACCACCCGATGCCCGACAGCCGCGACTTCCGCTTGGATGACATGCCAGAAGAAGCGATCGCACAGATCCGTGCCGAGACCGACCTTCGAGTTGCCGATGCAATCAACGAGGCTCGCAACGATCTGTATCACCGCTTGGCCGACAGGTTGCAGCACATCATTGCTCGGATGGCCGAGGCCAACAAGAAGCGCGAAGGCACACGTCTCCACGCTTCGTTGATAAGCAACTTGCGGGAACTTTGCGAGTTGATCCCTAGCCTCAACGTCACCAAGGACGAGGAGCTTGAAGCTCTACGTGTCCGCGCCATGCAGGAGATCGGTGTCTACGATATCGACGAAGTCCGCGACAACCCAGATGTCCGCGCCGAACTCAAGTCCAAGGCCGAGGACATCCTCGCCGCCATGGGCTTTGGTGGTAACAACGCTGTGCAGAAAGCGGCTTAATAACATGAAGAAGACAAAACAATACTACGTAATGCAGTACGAGGACGTTGCCAGAGAACGTCTATACTTAGCCAAGGGGCCTTTCGATTCCATCGTTTCTGCCGAAGAATGGTTGAAAGAGGAAGCCAAAGACCTGCTGGAAAACTCGGGCGAACCCGTGAGTCGCAAAGACTGTGAATCTTGGGCTGGTCCTAGTCTTGTGGTCGAAGTGGTCAGGCAGTATCAACAGATACCGTCCTACCGAGTCGACATTAAACTGAAACGGCTATAGGCAACTATGAGCCTTAATTTAAGGAGGTGATGCTTCCATGCTACAACAACCGATAACGGTGCATCCACGTCTACGACAGGCTATATCCTTCGTGATAATGGTGCAGTCGATTACACCTCTAGTAGCTCTCGATAGATGTCCGGGGGTTGCGTATCCGGGTAACTAAACACGCAAGTTGTATGCAAGTTGCATAGTTCCATAGGATCCGAGGGCCGCGCATTCGGTAATAACGCGGACTTAACCAATAGAAACATATACCCATGAAAACAGACGATAGACGCCTCATGCTGGCAGGACACGCCCTCTCGGGACTGCTAGCCTCGCAACCAGAAAATAAGGGTTGGAACATCGACGCCCTGTCGGTAGTCTCCTTGAAGATTGCCGATACCATTATCAGTATGGCATCTTTGGAGAAGCTACCGGAACTCAAAGCTCCGGACGATTCCCAAATGGAATTAAATCTGGAGACCAAGAACGATGAGGAACTACAAAGCTGAGTACGAAAACTACCAAGGCACCGAAGAGCAGAAGAAACGCCGTGCCGTGCGCAACGCAGCCAGACGCATGTTGATGCGCGATGGCCGCGTTCGCAAGGGTGACGGCAAAGATGTCGACCATATCAACGGTCTCCACAATGCAGCTAACAACCTGCGTGTTCTGTCTAAATCAACCAATCGCAGTATCAAGTAGCTTAGCTACCAAACTACGATTGATGATAGTAGCATGTTCGCTGGCTGTAGTTGTCGCGTTCGTAGTCCTGTCCAAGGGCTGCGAATTCGACGGCGGCAGGCCAGCGGATGCCTACTCAACGGTGTCAATAAGAAGTTGATACCCTAGTATTTTAAGATATAATCCGCGTCTGTATTAAACAGAAACCTATATCTTCGAAAGATAGCGGAGCACTCTACGAGCTTTCTTTCATGGTCGAGTGCATGAAGCGGGGATGGAAAGTCAGCCTACCGATTGGCGAAGACTGTCGCTACGATGTCATCGTCGACACACCCAAAGGATTAACTCGGGTTCAAATCAAAGCCTTGAGTCCAGATAAACTCGGTCGGCTGCGTCTCAAAGCTGTCTACGGCAATAGAGTTGCAAAATCCTATACTATTAAAGATTGTGACATAATCGCTGGGTACGCCATCTCCCTCAGTACTTGGTGGATAATTCCTGTTAAGTACTTGCAAACCAAGATGTTAAATCTAAACAGAAAGTATCATGAGTTCAATTCAGCGTGGCATTTAATTGGATACAATGAGCAACCTAAAAAGAAGAAATAGTATATTACTGTGTGCTGAGATTCTCGGAGCAAGCATGGTCGCGTCAGCCGTAATAGTGGCCAGCGGCCTATTCTGGACCAGTCTTTTCTGGTTGATCTATAAGTTGGTCCTGCTAGTTTCCTAGCAACACATGAAGCCCCGGACTACCAAGAAGTCAACACCTGCCAAGCGCATCCCAACCATGCGTTTCAAGTTCGACGGAAGTTGGTGGAAAGTAAAGATACAAAGACCCCCAGAGCGGGAAGTCCTTGAGGGTCTGGTCCGCTACGACACCCGTACCATTTATTTGGATCCAAGGGCCGTGGCTTGCAACGGATTCGGGATCATCGTCCATGAAGTCGCTCACGCTGTCCTGCGTGATATCGCTGAAGACCCTATTCTTGAGCTTGAACGAATCTCCTCAACCGTGGCAAAGTTCGTGGCCAAGTACACAAAGGGAACCATATCAATCGGGAACCACAAGCCCGTAGAATAAATTTATGAAGAAAAAAACAACAGCACCCAAACGCAAACGTAAACCCATTTACAATGCTGAGATCGAAGATGTCCTTGAAGGTATTCCTCCTATTGGCTACGTAGCCGTTACTTTTTGGGGGCGTTTTGTCCTAGCAGGTATGTTCATCCGTAAAGCATTTGCTTGTCTATTCAAAGGCCAAACGTCTGTTTGATGTCCGGACCACTCATAGTACTTGTAGGATTTATCTACGCATATGTTTCCATCGAACAAGGAACCAAAGGAAATATCGGGATGTGTCTCGCGTATGCGGGGTATTCTTTTGCCAATGCAGGACTCTACCTGCTCGCCAAGTAGCATGGCTTCTTTCGGCCTGTTCTTGGTTGTACTTTCTGTAGGCGTTGCTATCGTGGTCGACGCCATCAAAAACTACCACGAATAGAAGGAGGTGATTTTATGCCGTTCAAATCCAAAGCCCAACAAGCCTACATGTTCGCTACTCAACCGAAGATCGCCAAAGAAATGGCTGGAAAGACTTCGAAGAAGCAGTTTGCTCAGATGCCTGAGCACGTTAAGGCCAAAGTAAAAAAGAAACCTAAGATGTGATGGATCTTCTACTAGCCATACAATCTTATACAGGAGCTAATAGTATAGTGGCTAGACACTGGCCTTACTACTTAAACTCTGGTGCCAAAGAAATCCATGGCATTGGAACTACTGATGGTGGATGCGTATGGCCGAGTAATGTCCCGAGCGTACTTATCGGAGAGAATAGATACATGGATGGTAAGCACCTACCAATTCGCCTACTTGACACTATAGAGTACTGCCTATCCACAGATTCTTCTCACTTCTGCATAGTCGAATATGACACACTATTCTTACGCAGTATACCGGAGTGGGTCGGGATCGCGGCTCATTTAGCAGGTGGGCAGACGTTTAATAGCAAGGCTTCGACATTCATCCACAATCCTTGGTTTCTTGATCGTCCAACAGCTTTGGCAGTACTTAACGTGGGTAGAGAATTGGTGTCACAAGACTGGCCTATAACCCATACTTGGCATATTAGAAACTCAGAAGGATGGGGGTATGGATGCGCCGAAAGTTCTCCAGATGTATTTTTGGCTTGGGTATGTGAGGAGGCAAAAATTCCAGTTAGATACGATCTTATGCGGGAGTTTAGTCGAAACAGTCTTGATAGACCCGGAGCACTCGAAGAAGCTCGGGCCGCACGTCTAGATGGAGTTGACATAATTCACGGAGTCAAATTGCAAAGTGAACTTGATTACATTATGTCGGCCCCATGAAAGTAATAGTAAATTCTAATATCAGAAACATCAAAACAACCATTGAGAAGATCAATGAGGGTGGGATTTTGGATAAGAACCCAGATGTATTTTACTTTATTGTGGGAGGATCGGCAGAACCTACTGAAATAGGATACCGCAATGTTTTCTTTACGGACGTTAACTCATTTGATTTGACGGGTCTTATTTACTTGATAGAAAATGATTACAATTTATGCGGAGATGAATCTTTTTTCTACACCCACGACACTTGTTTCTTTGGAGATAGATTCTTGGATCTTTTAAACAATAGCAATTTAAAAGAAGCGCGGTTATTTGAAGGGGCCAATTGCTCTATGCATATAGGAATATATACTAAAAGTATTATTGAGAAACATAAAGACGAAATCTTAAAATTTAAAAACACAAACGATGACATAACCATCTTGAATGCTATTAAAAATAGTTTGATACACAATGAGTCTTTTGTCCTATTTGACTCTGGATTCTTAACCGGACAGAGACAGCCACTCGAAACTAAATGTGTGTACAATAATAATGTTCCAAGACTAGTTGAATATTTTCCAGAATTAGATTTTTATAAGTTCAAGGCAAACTGGCAAGCAAAACAAAATTACGAAATAAATCTATGAAAAATACTCTACAAAAGATATACGAAAAACATGGGCTTGAAGGTGACGTAGGTCATGCCGATAAAGGTAACATTCACTCGTATATTCCAGTATATGAGGAACTGTTAAAACCCTATAGGGAATCGGCCACCGTCTTGGAGATTGGATTGGCATTCGGGTATTCACTCCGTATGTGGGATGAATATTTTGGGGATGAAGCCAAGATTTTTGGTGCTGATATTCTAGTAGCATTTGACCCTATTGAGTTTAAAAGTCCTCGCGTAACCATCTTAGAGGTTGATGCCACTACTTCAGAATTGTTGACTAAACTTAATGGAACTAAATTTGATGTAGTTATTGATGATGGCTCGCATCAAGCTGTAGATCAAATTAATACCTTCAATCTACTTCGTGAATCCATGAACCCCGGAGGAGTGTATATCGTGGAGGATATACTAGACTTCGATAGCGTGTCTTCTGCTTTTAAGTCTCTTCATGCTAACTGCGACGTAATTGATCTACGTAGCGTAAAAAACAGATTTGACGATGCTTTGATTGTATTGAAGTTCTAATGAATACGGACATTTTTATTCGCTCGTACGTCAATGATTTTCGCTGGCTGACGTACTCCTTAAAATCCATCAATCAACGAGCCAAGGGATTCCGTGACATACATATCGTAGTACCGCAGGGACAGGCCGAGCATCTCAAACACTTGACGCTGGAGAAAGTACATGAGTGCCCAGTCTACGGTGATGACTACCTTGGTCAGCAGATCACCAAGATGATGGCCGATACGTACACTGACGCCGACTTTATTCTACACATCGACTCCGATACCGTCTTTACGCAGGACGTGACACCGGACACGTTCATTATCGACGGCAAGCCAATCATCTACCACGAGCCCTACTCAAAAGTCGGCCTTGAACCTTGGTACCCTGTAGTCTCGGAAGTCTTGGGGTGGGCACCGGAGAACGAGTTTATGCGTAGGTTCCCTTTCGTGTATCCTCGTTGGTTGTATGGGGATTTTCGTGGGTACCTAGAAACTCTTTACTACGATAGTTTTGAAAATTATGTATCCAGTAGACCTCATCGCAGTTTTTCTGAATTTAACATCATAGGTGAGTTTGCATGGAAGACGCATCATGATAAGTTTACTTGGCGTAACCCGCATGACGATCCAACTTACGTCAGACAGTTTCGTTCGTGGGATGGGATTGACGGTCACCTACTAGAGCTAGATAAACTAACTGATGGATAAAAATATAACTCTAGTAGCCATAGATTTTCTATGGCATGACTTAACTAGATACGCTATTGAGACAAGTCTAAAGCGTGTAAGTATATCCGAAATAATCACCATAAGCGACCGCGAAATAATCTCCGGAGCCAAATTTATATCACATAAACCAGTCAATTCTTTAGGTGAGTACGCCAACATTATGCTTAAAGAAGTTGTTGACCATGTTAATACAAGTCATGCTTTGTATGTGCAGTGGGATGGCATGGCCTACAATAAATTTTGCTGGGATTCACAATTTCTCGATTATGACTACATTGGAGCACCGTGGCCTTTTGAAGTAGAAACCGAAAGTGTAGGTAACGGCGGCTTTAGTTTACGGAGTAAGAAGCTGCTCGAAGCATGTAGGGATAACGCGATACAGTTAACTGAAGAAATCCCAACGTCCGAAGATAAACTGATCGGCTATAAACACAGGCCATATCTAGAAGATAAGTACAACATAAAATTCCCATCGATAGATACGGCCAGCCATTTCAGCTTTGAACTCGGCGTACACAAACCATGTCTAGGATTCCATGGACTTTGGAACGTATTTAACCTTATGCCAGATGAAACTATGGATTACTACGCATCGCGCATCACCTACAAAGATTGGGAGTTGAATAAGTGGAGAAGAGTCTTGGAAGCCGTATTACGTAGGAAACGATTTGATTTATACAAAAACATGCTGGATAAAGTGCCGATAGACATAACAGCACAACTAACGCAGTCACTGAAAGAAGAGTGTGGACTTTCCGAAAGTGGCCTAATAGTAAAGTAGTATGAAGTGGGATACACGATTCATCCAGTTAGCTAGACACGTAGCACAATGGAGCAAAGACCCCGGCACCCAATGCGGAGCAGTCATCGTTAGGCCAGACCGCACCATCGCCAGCATTGGTTTCAACGGACTACCTCGCGGTGTCGAAGACAGTCCCGAACGATTGCTAGACCGCGACAAAAAGCTGCAATATGTTGTACACGCAGAAACTAACGCAATACTTGCAGCGCACGAACAGCTTAAAGATTACGCTATCTATGTGTGGCCTTTCCAACCCTGTTGCCACTGTGCCGCTGCCATCATTCAATCTGGAATCAAAGAAGTATACTGCCCAAATGCTCCGGTTATTAGATGGACAGAGTCCTTTGAGGTAGCTAGAAAAATGTTTTGCGAAGCCGATGTTTCCCTAAATCTATTAGATGATAATATACCCAACTAATCTTAAAGACGTTCTGCTACTAAAACCTAGGATATTTGAAGACGAACGTGGTTGTTTTTTCGAACCTTGGAATCAAAAAACTTTTGATAACCTAAGCCTACCACTGACATTTGTTCAAGATAATGTCAGTTATTCCAAGAAGAATGTGCTACGCGGTCTCCATTATCAGCTACCAAATTCGCAAGGAAAGCTCGTATCCGTGCTCTACGGCCATGTGTTCGACGTGGTTGTAGACTTGCGTAGGTCATCCGATACGTTTGGAAAGTGGCAGGGATTCGAGTTATCCGAGGAGAATAGACTCATGCTGCTGATGCCCGAAGGATTTGCTCACGGGTTCCTCACGCTAAGCCATCACACCATATTCCAGTACAAGTGTACCAAACACTATGACCCAAACTCAGAGCACACACTACTTTGGAACGATGAAACTATCGGTATAAATTGGCCTCTTCCAAAGAGTACCAGTCCGGTAATTTCTTCAAAAGATAGCTTGGGATATACATTCAAATCTTGCCCTAAATTTAAATGAACAAAATAACAAACGACATCTATAAAAACTTTGACCCTTTGCCTCCAGATTTATTTGGCTGGCATGGGACTGGTTCACTATTTGGCAACCTTATTGACCAAGTAAAACCCAGCCACATAATTGAAGTCGGCACTTGGAAGGGACAGAGCGCAATCACCATGGCCAAACATGTAAAGTTCACGGGTCTCGATTGTAAGATTACCTGTGTTGACACATGGCTCGGTGCATTGGAATTTTGGAAGGATTTGAGGGATACACCAGAGAGAGACTTGATGCTACATCGTGGATATCCTCAAGTTTACTACCAATTTTTGTCGAATGTCGTTCATTCCGATGTTCAAGATATTATTCTACCAATGCCACTACCTTCTTCGATTGCTTGGAAGGCAATTGACGAGAAAGCGCAGTTGATTTATATAGACGGCTCCCACGAATATGAAGATGTCAAAGATGATTGTTTGAACTTCTGGAATTTGTTGGATGATGGTGGAGTCATGTTTGGAGATGACATAAATTGGGCGGGAGTAAAAAAAGCCGTAGGAGAAGTTTTCCCTGATTCAGAAATAATCGAAGATATTTTTTGGGTCGTTAAAAAATGAGTAACTACCTAAATATAAACATACCCACATTCATGGCCTACCTTGACTATGGGTTCATGTTTAATGAGCAACCGGACATTAAACGCGAGCGTATGCTTGTCGAGGTGCTGGCCTTTACCAGCATACCGCAGCGATGTGGACTGTTCACCATCATGACGGAGTACGGCAGTCAGCACGCTCGCGTCCCAATCCACTACCTACACGCCGAGAAGGAGGGCGGCACGGACTTCCCACTCGACTGGGTTCAGCTATGGGATTCACTGAGCTATTACTGCTCGGCTACCATTCTTGAGTACTGCAAGAACCGTTCGGCCAACATCATGCTCAAAAACAAGACGCTCCACAAAGCGCAGTACATGTTCACCCTTGACTGGTGCATGGGTCCCCAGTACTCCAGTGGCTATGGAGAGATGGCAGCAGGACACAAATGCGGTCACGTATTCCGTGGTTCGGGTGGGCAATACTTTATTCAACCCAACAACCGAGTCCTTTGGATGGACGGCGGATCGTTCATCTGTTCCAAGTTCCATAAAAAACCAGACTGGAAAGTATTCGGTCACGAGTTCTCCTGCGAAAGCAGCGGATCACGATGGGTGAGCGAAAGCGAGGAAGACCTATGGTTCTACGAATTCAAGGAGCAATCCTAGCGGCAGCACTTTGCGGGTGCGTATCTTCGTACCCTCCGCGCCCCTACCCTTGGAACTTTCCGCCCGTGGAAGAATGGAACGCCCCATTTGAGATGTCTTGGGTAAATTTTGTAGATACGGTCCGTAGGGTTACCGCACCCAAAGGGAAAATCTACGACTCACTAATGCGTAACTACCAACCCGATTTCAGCATACATGAACTACAGACACACAGAACCACAAAGACGAGCGGCCCTAATTAGAGGCCTTGAACACCTAGCGTTCTGGGCCGAGGTCCAGAGATCTAGCGAAAAATCCATAACCGACATACTGCAGGCCCTACGTCAACGGGTACGCAAGCTGGAGGAGAATATTGTATCCGCTGGCCAGCGACCGCCGCCATCGGAGACTACTTCTTCCAGCACCAATCCGGTAGGCTTTCTCTCATCTCAGGAGTGAGCCCTTGATCCAAGGTTTCCTTGGGCACCCAGACCTGCACTTTATTGACGCAACCGCATACTTGGCAGTTGCGTAGTTGCGTATCATGAGGAGTCTGTCTGTCGCCTGTGGCGTTAAAGATCATACTCGCAATATTGGTACAGCCTGCACAGCCTTGAACGTTCACGTTGTACGGACATGTTGTGCAAATATGTGCTCTGCGATCAGCCTCTTCTTGCTCCACTAGAGTTGGATTTTGAAGTAGCCAATGCTTGAGAACTTTTAGAAAACTCACCACATCATGCATACCAAGAACCCTCTGTTTCAAAGGCGTAGGTTCTTCTTGAAGACAACGCGGTTCACCCCACCCCTGCTGCTGACAGACCTCGCTACCAATGGTCTCTTCGAAGTTAGGTCCGAGAGACATACCATTGGCGAGGCGATAGCTTCGTATGCGAGTGATCAGATCATTCCAAGTCGGGGCTGTAATTTTGAAATCTGTGTACGGATGCACATAAACCCAACCACCACTGGGAACCACATTATCAATCTTTAACTTAATCATTTTATGGATACCAAAACTAAAGTCAAACTAGCCACTGAAATCGTAGCAACCGTAGTCATTACTCCAATACCTTTTTTACTACTTATTCTGTTGATTACGTTCCTGTACCGTCTTTAGGAAGATACTCCTACGAGCCTTGCCCTCTTCGATACTTGGCGCATTCCTGAGCGTAGTCTCCAAGGTAATCGGAGATACTCTGAGTCTTGGAATTCTACCAGCCACAATACTGGCTGCATCTACATCGCTCAGCGTCTCGCTCAAGATACGTATAGCCGCTGGTTTAGGTACGCCTAGTCTAATTGCAGCCGAGTATGCTTTGATCATGTCATCGTATAGCTTATCGTGAGCAAATACCGCGTTGTCGTAAGCAGCGGGAATATCGCTTAAGTCGACGCTTCCACGACTGTTAAGAACACTTGTCAGTAGTTGTTTCGCTTCAGATTGATTAGCCAAGAATGCCCTAGTCTTATTAGCTAAGCTAGTCTGGGCATCCACTTCACCCATTCGCTGGCCAGTAAAAATACCGGATAATTCGTTAGATAGGTCATAGCTCTTGGCTTGTTTAGACACCTGACCAGTGGCTGCTTTGTACACACGCCTACCCGCTCCACTAATAACTCCGGGTGCGAGCATGTTAGCGAGATACCCAAGTTTTGTGGCAGTAATATTCAGCGGTGTATCTTGTTCGTTCCAAATGGGGCCACCCTGTGCTGTGCGATTTCTGGCCAAGTCCATGATGGTACCGACAAACAACTGCTCGGATGCAAATGGATCGATCATCTGTGTAGCCGCATCCATAAACGCTTCGCCAACTCCACGCTCTCCACGCAACGCTCTAAAGAATGCAATGGCAGTCTCGGCCCTCATCTGTTGGGGATCCAGATAACTCAAATTTAAATAAGTAGCTTTCCCACCTTCGCGCTGTCCGATGTAGATCAATTGATCGTTTTTCTCATACTCGGGAACAAACTGACGCATAGCTTCATCGTCATCATCGTCATATCCAAATATAGCTTTGGCAGTAGCTGCCGCTACCGGAAGCAACGCAGCAGAGACCAAAGTTCCAGTAAGTGCTTTATAGCCATTCATCTGCATTGCAGAGTTTTTAGTCTCCCTACCAACTCGAATATCTTCTGCCGCTATACCAATTGTATTGGCTCCAGTTCTAAGAACTTCACTAGTCCACGTAATAAATGGAGCAATAAACGGAGTTCTACGAATCGACCGAGTAAGTTCTGGCGACATACTATATGTAGGCAGTTTATTTCGAACACGATTGGCCGCTTCCTGTTGAATCTGTGTTTCGCTCCAATCTGGATGAGCGTTCCGTTGGGATTTCTTCTCTTGTTCGTAGGCGAAGACTTTCCAGAAATCATCGATTCCTTGGTAAATATTAGCTGCTTTATCGAAGACTGTTTTTGTAATACCAGTTGAAGTTTTTGCCAGACTCTTGAATTTTTGCTGCGCTTTGGTGTCTTTCCATAGAGAGTTTATTCCCGGCTGATCCATACTAGCTTGGATCATTTCTTTAAATAGACCGCTCTCAACATTGTCTCCAATTACGCCATTGCGTACATATTCTTCTCTTAGGGCCTGCACACCTTCATCAAATTTTAATCCTGTGTTAGCCAAAGCCGCACGTACAGCCAGCTTGGCATTCTTCATCATTCGTATTGGGTCAGTGTAACTGACAAACCCACCGCTCAAGATCAACAACGGGTTACCCAAAAAGTTTCTAATATATCCCTGTGGGAAGTTACCCACAGTCTTCATAGCCATGGTCCAAGCTGTAAGACCGGAGAACCATTTAGCCCATCCCTCTACAGTAGTAGTATCCCGCAAAGAGCGGAAAGCATCGCGGACATCTTTGGGAGCGTAAGCTTCTTTAAGTGGGTTGTATTCGCCGACAGTACCCGGAGGGTATATAGGTCGAAATCCTGCGGGAGCTTCAGTTCCTTCTGATACACCTTGTTTCCAGATGTACCCACCCTTGATACCAGCATCGAGTAACTCGCGACCTGTATCTGTTGCGGCCATAAATGCCGACATCTTAGCGACAGACTTAACAAAGTTTGTCTCGTTATCTTCTATTTGCCCCCATAGTTCACGAATCTCTTTTGGTATTTGACCACGCTCTTTTATTATATCTAGCTTACGCTGTCCCGGAAGTAGACCAGTCAAAAGTAAATTATTCTCTTTGTCATCAGCCACACTCAAGTAGTCGACCAACATGTTATGAGCCTTAAGTGCGATATCATCTTTGTACGCTGAAGCTGCCTTTAGCGAATCATCGATGCTCATGTCGATCCCGTATTGTTTCTTCTCCATGCGGAGATCGCGAGCTATGTCAGCCTGAGCTTTCATGCGGAATAATCTATCCGCCGCATTCAAAATTCTCTCGTGCTCCGATCCCGGTTCTGGTTTCTCGAACAGTCTCTTCCACTCGGGGTTGTCGAAAATTTGGTAGGATCTATGGAGGTAAACATTTCGGTTAGCCTCAACGACGAGCTTCATTTTTGATGTGAGGTAGTTCCCCTCAAGGAGTTTAGTACCCAAGCTATCTATGGTATCCCGCATTTCACGGATTACAGATACAAGTTCACTGGGTAGTTTACTCTGGGCATCGGCAATTCTGGCTTCGGCTGTCTTGATGTTCTCTTCCATGAACTGACGTACCAGTGCGGCTCTATCTTTATCACTAGCCGCCGCTTTTAGCTGGCGGAACTGATCGTCGGTGTATTTGTTCTCCGTGGATCCAAGTGCTGTATTTAGGATATCCGTAGGTATATCCGTATCTTTCTTATACAACTTACCTAGAACACGTTTGTATTTCTTGACTAGAAATTCTGCTTTGGTGAGATCGGCGGCAATCTTAAACTTCTTGCGAAGTTGGATATCGCGTTGCTGCGGAGTGAACTTACCAGACGATCCGAGACCACCAGTCTTCAGCGCGGTCTCGCTGTATCGCCCAGTGAACATAGCTTTTAGGTTACTCCACAGACCGCCTTTCTCCGGACCACCTAGCATACCCTCGCGGATACGTGTGTCGGGAGAGTATGAATAAAAATTAAATGTCCCCTGTACAAGTTTACCATCTTCACTAAGTTTTCCAGCATCGTTAACTTGAGCCAATGTACGCTCGGCCTTGGGAACTTCGACCTTCGCGATCCGTCTAGCGGCATTCTCGTCACTTTTCGGCAGTGCTTCCGCGATAGCGTATTTTATCTCGGTAAATCGTTTATCATTAATTACCACATATCCGTCTTGATCAATCAACCTACTTATAACGTTGCGGACAGCTGTAGCCGTATTGATTGCCCGTGTGCCCGTCTTTTTTCCTCCGCGACCGGGAAGTTTAACTATGAATTGCTTAAGTTCTTCCCCACCTTTGTAGCTTTCAAAAATGTTACCAACAAGATCGGCGTACTCAGGAGGAGCTTCACGCAATTCGAGGTCACTCTCTGGATAGACAGACTCTCCGTAAGCCATAGAGTCTAGTTCCCTAACCCCATCGCGAAGGTTCTTGAGTTGCTCGCGTAACGCAGGGTTACGCAGAGTCATAACGTGCGTTTCAAATCTACGCCATATAGTTTTAATACTAGCAAGAATGCGCGCCAATAGACTTTTCTGCACACCCCTCAACTCTACCATTTCTTGAACGGATTCTCCGCGCTTCATGCGTTCAGCTAACATGGTCAGATATTCCATCGCCAAGTTGACTTGGCGATCCTCGGACAAAAACTCGTCGCGTGCGGCTAACCTATCGGCCTCGCTGGCAAATATGACTTGGTTAAAGTAAAGGTCAGCAGCCAGTTCTTTCTGAGCTGTATTCAGACTTTTCCCTATCTCTTTCAACAGCTTCACACCGATCTTCCGTAGTAATCCAAGATGGAAGTATTCGTGCATTCCTGCCGCACGGATAAACGTAGCGGCCTGACTATCGTCCATGTTGCGTATAGCTTCGGCTATACGTTGTGGATTCACAAATAGTGTGCGGCTTAGAGCATCATTAATGTGCATGCGCCCCCTACCATCCGTGATAATTACTTCACGGATTCCGGGATAGTGCTTACTGATAACCTCTTTAACAATACGTAGGGCTCGACCGGACTCCTCGGTAGTGGCTGGATTTTCACTAGGAACTGCCGTTTCCGGATCAGCCGAGTAGTGGTTCTTTGACGCACCTTTTTCAAAAGCCGCTGTGGATGCAAGCGGATTCTTGTCTAGATCACGCAGGACAGACATCGTGAAGTTAGATACTTCATCTTGTGAAAATCCCTTGAGTTTGCCATCTTTGGCCAGTTTACGGCGCAAAGTAAGCATTTCACGGGCATGTTGTTTGATGTAAGCCTCAGACCCACGATTGAGTTCTGGGTCAGCTGAAATAAGTCGGGCATGGCGCAGCGTGGTCTGACGATACACAAGCTCGTCGTAGTCAAGCATGTTGCGGAGGTTGTCGCCTTTGGTTTTGGAAACACGCTTCGGTTTTTCAACCACCCCTAGGCTCGGTTCATCGATAGCTTCCTCTGCTGGCATGGCACCCTCAAAATCCTCCAGCATGGTTGATATAGACGGTTTATCTCCGTATACCTTGAACCCATCTTTAAATGGTGCATCGAGAGACACAACCTGTGGGCGGTATCTCTGCCTATCCAACAGCTTTTGTATAGCTTGCGAGAAAGCTCTTCTGGGGGTCACGTTCCTACCGCCCTTGCGGAAAGACTCTGCATAAAGAATGCCCGCAATTTGAGTCACTCTTGAGTCATCAACATTGGCGTTAGTCTCCCATGTGTTAAAAAATTTTATGGCGTTTTCGATGAGTTTTACTTGATCCCCACTCAACGGTTTCTGCCTTGAGACAACCTCGCTCTTTTCGTTTCTACTTACTCCATCAATGACATCGGCAATTTCAATCAACTCCTCGCGCAGCGGCTTGAAGTCGGTGTCCATAACTGTTTGCGCCTCTATGGCCGCATCCACCAGTTGACCCGGAGCAGTCACTCGTGTTCCGCCATTGATCGCCGACACGGCAGAAGTAACTTCTCCGGTATTCGGATCAAAAGTAATTCCCGGAGCCACTTTCTGACGCATGTCCTCTGGTACAACCAGTTTGCGCCCTTGATCCAATTGACGGGCTGTAGTTTCGCTGTCGTTTACAAAAACATCCTCAAACGACACGTTTAGATTACCAGATAAGTATTCGACAGCATCGAACAAAATACCCTCGGCACCATCGGCTTCTACGAATCGTGCGTAATCGAAAAGTTCACCTTCGGTAGACGGAGGCGCAACTAGTAACTCAGGATTAGGATCTGGAGAACTCGCCGTTAACGCAAACTCCATTACCTGCTGTCTTGTTTTATCAATTAATGTATTTAGTCGACTTTCAAGGTTAGCGGATTCTTTTTGGAGACTGCCGAGAAGTTCTTGAATTTCTTTTGTCTTAATTACTACACCGGGTCTACCTTCACCGGGCGCACCTTGCATAGGTTTGTTACCGTACTCCGTAACAGTTAACTCAGAAACCGGAATTACCCTTGTATCTGTTTTAGAAAATTCAACTGGTACACCCAAATTTTTACCGCCAACTACAAGTGAGCGAGGAGGTAGGGGGAAAGGTTTAGCAATTACTACTCCAGACTCGCCCTTAGATGTTATAACTTTACTGCCAGCCCAACGTAATCCTAACTCTCCTACTACGGTCGGGGATGTTTCTCTTTCGGAAAGAGAAAGCAGACGTTGACGAGTCTCTCGTATTTTCGCGTCTATTTCGTCTTTCTTTTCAATGAGACGCTGGATTTTCGGTAAACTCTTTGCAACTTTTTCGCTCATAGCAGCCGGGGCAACTGCTTCTGGACGTTCAATAACTAGCGTTCCAACAACATCCCCAATATCATCTTTTATCTCATACGATCCGTTCGGGAGAGTTGCTAGATAGGCGCGGACTTTAGTTCGATTGTTGAAGATGGTATCCTCAATCTCCTCTTGCGTAGTGTTTGGATCGGGAGATTCTAAAACTAGATCAGCTGCATTTGTCAGCGAGCCCGGACTTGTAACCGTTGTCGAGATGCGATTTGGAATGCGTAGCTCCCCGTCCAAGTCGGAAGTGAACTCAATGGTCTCAGGATTTGTGATACCGAGATCATTAGCCAGCTGGGTCTGCGCGTTCCGCTGAATAGACTTAAGCGTAACGATAAGCCCGGAAGTTTCTTTGTCCGGTCGGATCTGTGTTCTGGCTTCCTTGAGTTGTTTCTTCGTGCGCCCTATGTAGTTATAGAGTCGCTTGATAACAGTACCCATGGAAGGGACGGCCTGCGTTTTACGGGCCTGCTCATAGAGGGACGCTTCTTCTTTGGAATCCGGGATTACTTGAGTCGGGGCAGCGACTCCTTGCTGCAGATCCGTGTTCGCTTGGTCCATGACTTCACGAACAAAATTCTTGAGTGACTTACGACCATTCCACCCCTTGCCTTTCATGTCCGCTTCGATCTCATCGAAGGAACGGCGAATGGTGCGAACCCCAGAATCGCTAGCTTCTTTGACAAGGTTCTGGCGGTATTCGATCAGACCTCCGGGCATAACTCCCTCGGTTCTTTGTGGCGGTGTTATCTGTACCTGCGGACGCTCGCCTTCCGGTGCAGGGGCTAGCGGAAGTGTAGGTTCGGTTGTTGGGGTGGGGATTGTAGTTGATTTGGTGCGCGAAGTAATAGGAACTGACCCTATACCACCCCTTTCGGATGCTCGCTTGGCATACTCCCTAGCCTGCTCTTCCGTCTCAAAACTTTCATGTGTTAGTGACTCGCTACCTTGAAATATCGATACACGCCATTTCTTTTCTGGCTGACCCTGTGTAACAGCCCCAAGCTGTTCTGCTTCTGGGTCTGTAGTAGTTTCTCTTACCTGACCTTCTAAAGTATTCTTAGAAACAATAAATTTATTAGGACTTCCAGAAAGAAGCTCGCCAGTTTCCGGATCTCTTCTTTCGTAGGCAAAAGGAGCGGAAACTGTAGGAACTGCGGGAGTAATAGTAACCTGCGGACGCTCACCAGTCGGAGCCGGGGTCAGCGGCAAAGCAGCGGTGCGCTCCTCAAGCGGCCTCAACTCCGGAGTCTGCGCACGGGCGGTATTCCATGCTTCCTGCAAGTAATCTTTAATGCCATCCCACATGTCGGGGAAGTCTTGTTGGACACGAGCCGACCAGTCGGAGAAGCGGACGATACCTTCCTTGGCATAGTTGACCGCGAGTTTAACAGCCAGAAACGCCAACTCAGGATCGGCACCCATGGATGCCTGCCCAAGTTTACCGCGCATCTGAGAGCGAATATCCTCCCGTTCAGTTTTGAGTTCCTCCAGTCTGGCTAGACGTTGCTGCGCTTTCTTGAAAGCTTCGTCGGTTGTTGCAGCAGCTGGTTCGGTGATGGCGGGAGCCGCGCCTGTTTCCGTTACGCTCGGAGCCGGGGTCTGCGCTCTGCGCGTACGTTCAGCGTTAATCTGCTGGAGTGCGTTGTTAGCCTGTGCTATTTGAACTTCATCCGTAGCTGTCTCGGACTTCTGTTGTTGGATAGTCTCTTCCTGATCCAGTTCGTCTTCGGTAAGGGCTTGCAAGCCTGTTGGGGCTGGAGCAGTTGGAGCGGCAGGTGTAGTGGCGGGAGCGGGAAAAGCAGGTGTAGTGGCGGGTGCGGCAGGGGCAGGTGCTACACCCTCGGCAGCTTGGAACAAAGGTAACCCTGCAGCAGGGGTGAACGGTGTCAGAGTTTCGCCGCGTTGACGTTTCTCCATCAATACAGTCGGTAAAGTCTTACGACCAATATCACCCAATCCGTTTTCTGTAAGCCACCCCATCACTTGTTCTGGGTTTTGCACTTCGGAAAGGCTACGGGTTCCCTGAGGAACTACGTTGTTGTCTGCAAGGAGCTTTAGAACTCCAACAGCAGAATTGAGACCCATCTTCTCCTCAACAAATTTACGGAAAGTATCTTGTTTTGGTAGTCCAAAAGTAGCCTCGCGCTCCTGTTCGACCTGCTCCGGAGTACGTAGTAAAGCAGGCGATGGTGCAGCAGTAACAGGTGTGGGTGCTGCGGTAACGACTGGAACGGGGGTAGCAGCAACGGGAGCAACCGGGGCGGGAGTGGTGGTAGCGGGAGCGGGTGCTGCGGTAACGACTGGAGCGGGGGCTGCGGCCTGTGCAGCCTGTTGCCTACGGAGATATTCGGCACGGGCGTTATCCAGAGCAAGTTGTAAAGATGCCCCGGATTGCGGGCTAATCTTTTGAGCCTCTACAATAAGAGTCCCTAACTCCTTGCCCTTGGCTACCAAGTCTTCGTCCGTGAGTTTCTGCAGAGCTTCGGGTTTATACTCATCAGCCACCTCAATGACTGCAGCAGTCCCGGCAACGGTTGGCGAAGGTGTGACAGCAATCGGAGGTTTCTGCTCTTTGGCTGCGGCTTCTGTGGCGGCTTTTTCTTCTGCGGTTGGCTCAATAGTCAAAGCACGCAGACGTTCTTGATCGGTGCTCTCCGTCATAGACTTGACGGTAGTATCGCGCACAGCTTTAGCGGTCAGCGGTGCATTGTTTTCTTGGAGCGTTTGTTCAACTTTAAGCGTCTCAGAAATCTTCTTGTCCTCGACAGCCTTCGCCGCACCCATATTTGACGCTATCTTACCCTGTACGATTTGTAGACCGCCCGGAGCCGCTTCTCCCATGATTTCACCAAATACTGCTTTACCCTGTATAGGCTCCCCAGCAACCAAGGATCCTGCAACTTCCCCGCCACCACCCAAAGCAGCTTGTATCCCTAGTTCGGTAGTAGCCTCACGTGTCGGAGTCTTAACCGCCGCCTGTGCAACTCTGCCGAGTGGCGAGGTAACGGCTGCGCGCACTACAGATTTCTCCGGAGCTTTTAGTGCAGTCTCAACAATCTTCCCCACACGACCGCCAATTCCAGCAGAAACAGCCTCAAACGCCGCGACAGGAATACCGTGCTCAAAAGCTTTAGTCTTGGCATCATCAACAAGTTTTTGATTCGAGAAGAACTGGACGATACTGTCCGGATTCTTCATATCCATCCCAGCATTTTGTAGTTCCTCCAGAACTTTGCTACCGTATTCAGTAGCTAAAGATCCAGCAAATGTTCCGGTGATTTGACCAGCAGTAAACCCAGCGGCAGTGCCTAAACCGGGAACTACTGAACCAACTCCAGCACCAGCTAGACCTGCCGTTGTACCAGCAGCCAACGCTGGAACGCTACCAGCCAAGCCTTCGGCAACGATATTCGTCGTTACTTCGATAGGATTTGTAGCAAATGCTTTAACCGCGTCCCACCCTTCGGCCTCTTGGTACGCCTTGTACCCCGGAGCAAGGTTACGAGCTTGCTTGTTGTATTCGAGTTTGGAGATTTCCTTGGCTTCGTCTGGAGTGACGCCACCAGTAACTGCCAAAGCTTGCTGCGAGGAATCCCAAGCATTAGCTGCTGAGTTTATGATACCCTCAATAGTCCCGACTTCTTTGGGGACGAGAGATGTGAACTCTTCATTTTTCTTGGCTACGAAACTCTGGAAGTTGTTGCGCGGCGTATCGTCGATAAATCCGCCGAAGGAGTTTCCGTATTCTTTAACTTTGGTTGCCCAGTTGTTGAATACTTGCTGTTTGACTTCGGGAGTCAGTTGTTGAAACCGATCGTCATTCTCAATCTCGCCCCATGGTTGAGGTTTTCGAATAGCCATGGTTATTTGCGAGTTGTTCTTTTTCCAGTTGTGGTAGGTTGATTCCTAACAATATCGTCGATTTCTTTGAACGATAGATTGCCCCTAGCAACTCCGGGATCGGAAGCTACCATCTTTAGAAACTCAGGGCGAACTTTTTGTAGGAACATGGCAGCAGCCATCACACGGCTATCTTTAGGGTTACCGATATCAAACTTCGGAGCCATGCCTCCTCCGCTGATCTCCGGGTAGACAAGTTCTAGGGCAGCTGCGACATCTTGCGCATTGTTCTCGTCCGCATCGGCCAGAGGATTTATATCAAGCTGTGCCTGTCGCAGTTCTTCAGCTTTAGCCCTAATTGCTGCATTTTCCGAAGATAGAGCCTCATTAATCTGCCGTATTCCCCACGGCTGTTGGGCCAGTCCCGAAGCCTCTTCCATCGCACTTAGTTCCCCTGCTAGAGCAGTTTCTTTCTGTTTAGCTGCCATGAGTTCTGCTGCCGTCTTAGTCTTACTGGCAATAGGAGTGGGGGTGGAAGTCGCGCTTGGCTCGGTAGGAGATGTCGTGGGTGTAACTTGAACACCTGTTGGTGAAGGTTCTGAAGGGGTCATTGGTGCGGTACCAGCATTACCTTGAGTTGCAGATTTTGAAGGGGGAACTGCAACTCCCGGTGGGATGAGATCTGTGGTCCAATCGTACCCACCATCAGATTGCGCCCCATCGGACGGAGGCACACCTGCTCCGGGGATCAAGGACTTCGAATACTCTAGTAACTGCGTTTCAAGCGAGTTTTTCAAAGCAACAAGTTGTGGATCTGGATCGTCTCCCAGAGGAGTCTCAGCCAGCCTCCTAGAAACAATACTGTAGCTCTGTCGGACATTATCTATTTGTTTTTCAGCCTCGGCTTTCGCTTCTTTTTCAACGGCCTGTTTTGTCTTCTCCGATGTCAGAAGTTGTTCGCCACGGGCGACATCCAATTCTCCCGTAGCCGTGACTGGGCTAAATGGCAAGTTTATCTCGGCACTTCCGGTGAGCACTTTCTCCCTACGGCCTGCCATATCGGAAAGATTTTTATGCATGTTAATCAATTCTGTTTTAGACGCCACAGATGTTGGTAGGGATGCGTAAAATTTATCCACATCATATGTAGATGTTGCGTTATCAGCTGCAGCACGGAACAAACTAGTAGCCCTATCTGTAACCAAAGTCGCTGTTTGTTGATCGTCCATTCCAAATTGGTTACTAGAAACTAGTTCACGCAATCCTTCTAAATTCTCCACTTTATTTAATCCAGCGGTTAAGTTTGCCGAGTCTCTACGCATACGTGCATCTTTTTCAATATTGTTCTTTTGCGTAAGAAGATTAGACATGGAAGCAATAGCTTCTGCCTGCGCTTTCATTGGAGCCAACTTTGCGTTTAGTTCCGCTTGAGCTACAGCCAAATTTGATTCGGCTAGTTGCCTACCCGCAGCGGATGCTCTAGCGGAAGCTTGTGCAGACTGTATATCCCCCGCTCTAACGTCACCGTATCGACCGTATTTACGTAATATCGGATCGCTACCATATTCGTCTTCGAAATCAAATGGTGACTTGTAGTTATAATTAGCCATTCTATTTATTGAAGAGCAGTTGGGTTGTATGTAAACGGTTTGTAATCTTCTGATTCAAAATAAGTGCGCCAAAATTGATCTACAGCCGAACTATTTGGATCATAATATTTTGCTAAATTTCGTTTGGATTCTGCTTCTATATCGTAAGCTGCACTCCTCTGTTTGTCTGATTGTGCTAATCTAGCCTGTTCCGCTGCCAAATTCCGCCTACGAGCACGTGCATCGTACCCAGCTTCTGTTATTTCTTTCTTACTTTTCTCAGTACCCATCCCTTCTCTAGCATTAATAATATTCTGAAGCACAGCTTTCTCATCCTGCATTGCAATAAATTGCTCGCTCGAATAGGGGGCGGCACTTCCAGCACGAACGGCACGTCCTTGAAGAGTTTCGGCCCTACGGATTTGGGTCAACCGTTTGTTCGCCTCGCGCTGCAGCTGAACTCCTTCGGCGTAGGCTTGTTTGTCGGATTCCCATTGTTGACGTTTGGCAGTAGAAGCGGCACCCTCTCTTTTTTCGCGTTCCATGCGGAGGACACCACCGCGTTCGCGCATAGCGGCTAGGGCGAATTCTTTATTCCTAGAAGCCTCAAGATCAGCCACTCCTTTTGGTGTAAGTCGGGTAGATCCGTAACCATATTGGCCTGCTATTTGTCGGACTGCACCGCCTTCCGGCGTTTCAATCTCACGTGATACCGCCCCAACTCTGGATTCTTCGGGTATGGCTATTTTTTTACCTGTGCGCTCAGTAAAAGATTTCTTCGTCAATCCGGGTTCCGAAACCCAAAAATCTTGTGGATTTACGCCTTCTTTTTTCAAAGCTTTGTCAGCTTTGGACATGCTGGCCTCACGCTCCTTAAGCTGTCTTTTCTTCTCGCGCTTTGGATCCCTTGATTCCTTGATTGCCTGAGCCTCTTGATCCAAGGCGGCGTAGTAACGTTTGACTACATCTTCATCTGGTTCGTCGCGGGAACGACGGAAGTCCGAGGGCTTTATTTTTTTCTTACTGAAAACTTCTCTAGCCTCCATGCCGTAGTCCGTCTCTCTCGGAGATTCGGAAAATCTGTAGTCTGAAATAGCCATTGTAGTGATCTTAAATTTATTCTTGCAAACTCATCATTTCTTTTCGCGCTCTGGCAAGGCCCAGCTGACGCATTTCTTCTTCGTCGCGAAGTTTTCGTTTCTGCCTATCCACCATCATCTGATTATAAGTTTGTTGGGTGAGTGTATTTAATATATTTCTCTCTCTACGACGAAAATCTTCCTCACCTCTTAGAGTCCCCGGTTTCCGATCAAATGGGATGGTAGGATCCTCCATCATTTGTTTCCTAAGTCCTTCTCTGGAAGCGGGAGTATTTTTTATTTGCTCGTATCGCTCCGCTGCTTTTTGAGCAGCAAGTAACTTCATTGCGTAATCTTCGTCCATAGTATTAGTATTGTTTTGCCACGCGGTTGAGTCCGAATCCGTGTGGACTGAACCGCATTGTATTGAACTGACCGCCTCGCTGTTCTCGCAACTCTGCGTTCAGCAGGGACAGAGCCTTTGTAAAGTATTCGTTGGATCTTTCCAAGTCATTTGTGTCCTCGTACTTAAGGGAAATGAGACCCAGCTTCAAGGCACCCATGTTTCCGGGGATTACTTCGTCATTCTCCGAAACTACAGGGACGTACCTACGCTTACACAGGGCACGGACAGTAGGGGTCTCGGAGGTATCGGCAACAGTGACGCGGTATCTACGATAGCTGACGTTGGTCTCTCCGGGCTCGTAGTCCCCGATCTGGGTTTCGGCGTTCGAGGAATCCACGGCCCAAAGGGTAAGGTATCCTAGAGTAGCTGGCTTCACAATCGAGGTAATGGTCGAAAAATACTGGGAAGTCGTATTCTCGGCTGACGCAAGGTTCAGAGTAATGCCCTCGGAACCATCGGAATCGTAGACCACTTTACCAGTAGAGTCTGTTCCTTTGATTAGGACATAGTTACCGTTGCTCCTATCGGATGCATTGGGCACTTTGATACGAACACGGAATGAAGCATAGGGGGAGTCGGAATAGGTAGGGTATCCATCACCTTTATCAACCACGATATCTGGGCCGCTGTAGGTACTGAGATCGATTTCTCCGGGACCGCCCGGAAGGAAACTATACCACCGCCCAAACGGGGTACGGGGTACCTTCTGTACAGTGACTCCAAGAATGGATTCGCAGCGGCGGGGTAGGGTTACGTATCCTTCAGAAGCATCTAAATCAACTTCAACCATCATTCCCTTCCACTTACCACTGACGAAAAAACGCTCACAAAGCTCGTTGACGCGAGCAGGTACCAGAATGGTATTCGGACCATCCGGGCTGATGTGCTGGTGTAAAAGCTGACGTACTTGCGAGAGGGTCATGGTATTTAGTAATCTCGGTAATATTCCTGAGCAGTAACCGTAGGTTTACTTTTATATGCTTGAGACATGACTTTGTTGTATTCCGGTGCACCTTTTAATCCTTGCCTCCGTAAATTACTTGCATATGTGTTAAAATCTGTGCGTTCTTTAGATTCGGAAATGATTCTACGCAGGTCTGGTTTTTCGGGTGGTGTTCCAAGATATTTAGCACCGTACATGCTCTCCATTACTTTTTTAGGTTCTGCACTGATACCCATATCAGATTTTGTTGGTACCTGTCCACGAGCTTCCGAGACCATATAGTCTTCATAGCTTTTTCTGGCCATACGCTTTCGGAGCATATCCTCATAGTCCATATCGCCGCCGCTATCTAGTCTATTCATATTCATGTATTTGGTATACTTTAGATCAAGTTATTTTTAAAGAGAAATTTTATTCAGAAAATTACGGCGTTTGGCGCAAGGTGACTCTGGACGTAGTTTTTTTTGTTCATCTAGGCAAGGTAAATTCAATGCTTTGGCTACAGGTTTTGCCAGAGCTTCAACAATATCACCAAGCCCCCTAATCCCGTGGGGGCACTCATCAGGAGCACCTACAGAGGCTCTCCATGCTGGATCAGATCGACAGGCACGGCAATGAGCGCGGCTGTGGCAGTGGACTGAATTGGAGAAGGCTATTCCCATGAGAGTGTTGCTACACCTCCATATGCCCAACCGTCATTACCGCAGTTATCAGAATCTAACATGTTGGGAAGACTGCTTCCATTTGTAAAGTATGCCGCAGCAAATGCTGATCCGTCTTTATCTGGACCGCCGCCCCCGCCGGGAGGAACAAATGGATCAGCATCTGCTGCGCCATCATAAGATAGATAAAATTTCACTCCATTTTCATCAGAAAAACAAACAGCACGAATCCAGTTATTTCCATCATTATATGTCCAAAGTCCATTCACGCCGTCGATGAATTCATTGGCGGATGTTCTTGTAAGAACAGCAAAATTTAATGTTGGCGGATTGTCTGGAAGTCCAGATTTAGGTGGACATAGTGTTAATCCAGAAAATACAACGGTTATTTGATCTGGTAAAGATGCACACGGATCACAGCACTCTGGACAATACACACTTGATGTGTGGGTAATCATTGGATCAAAGATTGAGCGTCACCGTCACAGTACCGTTTTCACACACTGCATCAATTGAGGCTTGGTCCAATCTTTTTTCAATTGCTGCAAGTCTGCTTAAAATATCTGTCGAAGGTATCCCATCCCAATCTGTTGAATTTTTATTGGAAGCAACTGCACCCCCACTAATTCGACCATTCACCAAAGACATACTCTGTAATACTGAAACGCTCGGGAAACTGCCCAAGGGGATAGGCTTATTTGTTGAATCCGAAGCAGAAGCAACTCTGCTGACAGATGCGATGCCTCTGCCGTTACCACTCGCGGTTTGAATCATATAACTCGGCTTAAAGTCAAAGTACCACGTGTGTAGTAAACTTTGCGGTTTGGTCGATCAAAATGTGATATGTAGATATAGAATGGCGTGAACGGGAATCCCGTACCTTCAAGAAGTACGGTTACGAACCACTGATCAAATCGGCGGAAAAAATCGAATGATGGTGGAAGATACAGGGTTTCATTCTTAAATGGTGAACTACCCGAAGTGGAGATAACATCCGGTCCCGGTTTACCAGAATTGGGGTGCTCGAATTGTAAAATAATCTCGTCGATTACCGTAGAAGTAAACGGTTCGGGATTGGTGAAATTTACGGTACCAAAATCCAAAGGTACCGTAGTGTAGTCACCCGGAACAACGGGGATCGTAAAATTTACTGATGGTGCTTCGATTATCATACTCAGAAAGGTCCGAATATACTGTATAGCTGACTATACGCATTATCTAACATAGAGTAGCTATTATTTTCATTATAAGCATTGAATTGAATTGCCGTTGTATTTGGTCTTCTCCAGCGTCTAACTGAGCTATTATTTGTAGCCAATGAATAAGTCTGATCTGGTGGCTGTATTACAGCTACCACTCCATAATAATAAACGATCGGGGTTGTAGGGCCGTAGGGGTCATTAATATCTATGAGGTCACCTCCTGTAGTGATATAACCCGCATGGAGATCTATCAAAGTGTACACATCTACCCAGTTAAAAACTGGTATACTTACTCCTGATATTGTAGGAATAACTGCATTATTAAAAGAATTTAATGTAAAATTTAAAATTTGTGGTTCTGTTGGTATGTTGCTAGTTAAATTAAGAAAACGTCGATTATTATCGGCGGTCCTCAAATTAGCGTTCGAGGGTTTCATAAGTTCGACACCATACTGTTTTAACGAATTTTCTGAGGGCTGGTATGGAGTCCAAGCCGAAGCAGTAGCTAACAATGGTGCTGCCCAACTACCGCGATCGACTCCATGGTCAATAAATCGATCCATACCGGGGGTATATTTCAACGCCACAGTATTATTACTACTATCTTTTAATTTAATCCATTTACCCATGTTAGATAGGCTCCTTTACATACATTAATCGTTTCACCCAAATATTACCGTACCATGTTTTAATCTCACCGCCAATAAGTAACTCTTGTCCGGGTATGTAGTTTGTAGGATTGCTGGCATCACCAAATCCAACCCGATAGACTACCCCACCGCGTGTTACTGATCCTCCACGAATCGACATAGGGGCCGGGGGGTGGATGGTGTTTGCAGGAATGTCAAAAAGTTGTTGCGCCCAAGAACGTGTCTCTACTTTGAAAAACGGAAGATTTGAGATATCCAAAGCAGGATCACTCTCCAAATGAAAAGTAGTAACCCACTTAGCGGCTACAATCATGGTGGTCGGCAGTCGGTTATCCAGCTGACCCATATCGACGGAAATTTCACCCGTATCTTTTAGAATAGCTTTCCACGTATATATGATTCCGGGAAATGTGTATGTATCTGTTGTGTACTCCACGCGGGATGCTGGTAGTACTGGTTGCCCTGTGGCTGGATTTATCGGTAGTTCTTTGGTGGTGCGTAGTACATACGGAAACCGCATCGGGGAATCTTGTATGTCCATTGTTGCACTTGTGAACACCGGAGCGGGTAGTGGCTGATATCGAGTCAAGAGTTCACGTTTTACTTGGACTACGATATTTTTCTCCACCGTCTCGTACGTACTATACGGATCGGGCAACTTCTCCATCGTCCTGCGCTGGCGAGTGGCTTTGGAAACATCCTCGGCGATGACGGAATCTGAAACAAAAAGCCCAGTTGGATCCGGTAGTTCTCCGGGAGGCACCTGTTGGTTAACTACAGTCTCTATTACTCCGTATTCATTTATCTCGGTACTCGAGATTTCCGGTCCCGGAAGAGTTTCAAAAACTCTGTTTACCTTTAGGTAAAGACTATTTAATTCGCCATCAGCAGGTTCAGCCTCTTCGTCAACAAGCCTAGCTCCAGCAAACAGGGGGTCAGGGGTTCCGTCTTCAAACGGCTTGTACTCATCACGCAACTCCAAATAAGTTCGTATGTATATAGGATGATTTTCGCTACCTCCGCTGTACTTGATGGCGTAGTTGTAAGCCTCTTGGTTTACGCGATCAGTGGCATAGATCCGTCGAACGAATCGGTCATCTTCTAGCGGTGCCTGTGAAATGAGTTTCGCCCCCGGAAAACGGGTTTGGTCCGGATACAGGGTTCCGTATTCCAAGGATTTGTAACCGGGAAGCCGTGAATCAACATCCAGAGTTATCACGATATCCGACACCTGAGGTGTAGGATAAGCTGTGATCGGTGTATCCGGTGCTACTGGACGTTTTTGGGCCATGGCTAGGACTTGTCGATTAGGACGTAGGGGATTTGTTTAACCCCTGCACGGTTCATCTCCATTTTCACGAGTTCGTAGAAGCCACTCCACTGCGATGGGGGTATCGTCTGACATCCGAGAGACGAGGTCGTAGAATTCGATCCTTTGTGGATATTGATTCCAAACCATCCACTATCATCACCCTCTTTGTAACGAGAGACCGTAACTGGGGCAGCTTGAACCAATGCGGGATACTGGCGACTTTTTGCTTTGCTAACGTTGTGGATGCCGAGCTTGTATTGCCAGACTCCCGGTTTAAGGCGTGCTACATGCGGTTTAAGGATCGACGGGTCCGTGTTCGCATTGAACGGGTAGAAGCCATACTTCGAAATAAGGAAGATGGCATCGTCGTACACATTGATATTATTGCCGTGAGGGGCAAATGTATCGCTGTAGTACCCGCGAACCCCGACCAAAGTAACCGGAGAATCCACGCCTTTCAGCATGGCTTCAGTTTCTTTTCGAGTCTGCTGCGGCTTAAACTTTGGGATCATTTGAATAGAGGGACTCGGAAAGAAGTATTGCTTCCGTTTGTAAAGACATTGACCTCCATCCAAGCAACAATGTTATTAAAGGCTGATCCAGCAGGGGTAGTGTTTGTACTAAACACCGCTGCTTGGAAGTTGGCATTGTTGGTGTTGGTGAGGGCTGGTAGGCCGAGTCTGAAGTTGGTTCTGCTAATTGCCCTATTCTCTTCAATATTTATATCGGCAAATCGTATTGGCTCGACAAATAATATATTATGGTAGAATGTCCACTGACCTGATTCACGAATAAACTTCACTGATTCCTCGGCGTTACTAATCGTAACAAAGTTAGTAGCGGTGCCAACCTGACGTACAGCCGTAACAGTGCTTGTCGAACCCCTGTGAGTAACTGTTGCGGAATCCCCGTCAAATGTTGCAGAATTTGTTGGCAAAGCGATCACATTAGTCACCCCCGAAATACTGGGTAACATGGAGTAGACATAAAGATTACGGGCATTTGTACCGTAATTTGTAGAATTTGTAAGTGGATTGAATGTCTGAACCAGTGTTTGAATAGGTGCGGCTTGCCAAAAATTAGTCGGACTAACAACAGAACCATTAGTATTCACGGAAACAAGGCTGGTTCCAGCATTTGTATTTGTGAGTGCAGGCCAACCAAGGCCAAGATTGGCTCTCCAAGTCGTAGCATCATTTGCCGTTTCAAATGTGAGAAAACCAGCATCGGTTACTCTAAACTCTTGCGCTTTAACCGTTCCTCCTCCAGCAGAAACATAAGCGGTGTCGATACTGCCGAAAGTAACCCCTGTGTTTGTTTCCCCAAGCCCTATTGCTGTGCGAAATTTAGAAACGTTGGTATTAGTTAGTGCTGACAAACCGAGTTCAAGGTTTGTTCTAGCTATAGCTGCATTAGTAGCTCCCGTCCCTCCATTGATGATCGCGGTAGTGCCAATAATATTGGTAGCACGTAGGTTTGTCAGGTTTACTGCATTACTTGATGCAAGGTTGGAGAGGGTCAGAGAAGATGGTTGAAACGCGGAAGAAGCGTTGGTCGCGGCACTGCCTAGACCGAGACCCGTACGTCCCTGCGAAGCATTGGCCGTCCAAAAATTAGACGGATACGTAATAGTATAGTTGGACTTATTTACCATTACAGCGTTCTGTCCGTAAGCATTTATGGCTACCGACATTGCTGTAAACAAGATTGCTAGTTTTTTACACATCGACGAATTCATCTCCAAGCGCGAGTTGGTTATTTGGATTTCCTGACACACGCGCCTCATGCCAGTTTCCGGTTGTAATATTACGTAGTAACAGTCGACCTGTGGTCAGGTCAACCTTGTATCTATTTGAAGTCAAAGTAAATCCCACAGGGGGCGTATCTCCGAGAGATATGGTAGTTCCGTCAATGCCTCGTAGCAATACATTGACCCACACACCTGTATCGTCATTTTTAATCTGTAGAATCCCGTTATTGATGCGCACAAAATCATCTGACAATGAGGTAATCTCGTTGACGGGGCCGAGCACGGCATCGCCGAGAGAAAATGTAAAACTTCCGTCTTCCCCAGTGACAACAAGTTCTCTCCAATCATTGCCGTCGACATTACGGACGAGAAGTCCGTTGTCGTAGGATACTCCGACATACAATCCCGCTAGATCCATATCGGTAACGCGGTATCCGCTATTGACCAATGTATAATTAAACTCAACTTCTGTGATATAAGAGGAAGTACTGAGTTGAATGATTCCAAGAAAATCGGCTGACGGCAGGTCATTTCCCGGACCAGCGTCCAATTTCAGAGATTCTCGATAAGTGGTACCTGTTACTGAAACCTGACCATCGTAAAAAACAACCCCGGACGAACTAAAACTCGGAACCCTTGAAAAACTGTTCAAAGACCACAATGCAGCCACATCCCTGCGGCGGGGTTTCTTGACTAGGAACTTGACTGCGGTATCCGTAACCCGCCCACCACCGCTGCGGTATACAGCCACACGCAGGGTATACTGATCGCCATACTTATCCGACCAAGTAGAGAAAGGCCGAGGATCGTCGATCCAGCGGCTGAGCTTTCCACTATCTAGGTCTATGGCTAGGCTTTTCATCGTCCTTGGGTTTTTCCTTTCGGGGTTTCTTACGTTTAATTTTTACTTCGCGAGGATACTCGTCTTCCTTGTACGGGTCAAACTTTGGCATACTAAAAATCCACTTTTCCTTTCAGCATGATGCTTTTGATAGGCTTTTTCAGTGAACCTCCAAGTTTGATATCAAGTTTAATAGATGCCAGAAGACGAATCCACCAAGGACGCTTATCAAGGTGGTCATGGACAGGGTGCGGACGTGTGTTAAATATCGCATCCAGTCTGTCCTTCTCAGTCATTAACGGCTGGGATAGCCTTGCGCACTTCGGTGTAAGTCACGGGGCCGGGGATACCGTCCTGCGTAGCATTAACCAGAGCTTGGATCTTTTTAATCCCGTCAGTTTGGACGGTGTTGGTCAAGTAGTTCACAGCGGCCATGATGCAGCTAACGACAAATCCGGTAACTGCTACCTGATCTACTTGGCTGGCTAGGCTAGAATCATACGAAGCGAGCTTGGCAATAGCGGCACCGACTGCCGTAGCAATAATAGGGGTCAAGATGCCCCCGGCTCGGGATACCAAGAATTTAAGTAGCGTATTTTTCATTATTCCTCCAGTTTCAGTCTTTGCACAGCCGACTCAACGGTGAGACGGATAAGGCTCTCGGTTGCATTGATACCAAGTTCCGAAGCGGCCATGGTGAGATTTTTGATAGCCATATCGCGTTTCTGGGCTCCGGTTTTATCCAGATCGGACAAGCCTCGAACAATCTCAAGGGCGTACGGCAAAAGAGCGGCCATACCGGATGCGAATAACTGCTTGAGGATTGGGAGGTAGAAGTTAAGCAACGCTGTGCTAATTCCTGTTAGTTTGGCTAGTAGTGTTTTCATGGTTATTGGCTAAATACGTTTTTAAAGCTTGTAAGAACTATGGTTACAACGGCACCCACCGCTGCCGAGAACCCGACTACATGGGATCGGTAGTTCTCCAAATTCTTGATCCTCTCATCGTGTTTTTCGAACAAAGAGCGAAACGAAGACTGGTTGTCCAAGACTATGTCTAGCTTGGTCTCCAGTCTTACTAGTCTCTCGATGTCTTCGTTCATTCTATTTAGAAGTTAAGTTTTAGTAACCCGTAAGTCAATTCTGAACAGCCTCTTCAAGAAGTGGTGTCTCTTCTGGAAGCGGAGTCAGCACCACACTATTGCCATTCCACGAGAATTCACGGGATGGGTTAATAATGGCGCGAGGGCCAGAGTCTTTTGCGGCATCCAGCGATTGATTCAGTGCCGTTGCAGTTGCGGCTTGGAGCGCGATCAAACCTGTTACAGCTTCGGGGCCGAGATGGTTAAGCACTGCGGTGAGACGATCATCTGGCAAACTCCATACAGCGGCGTGTGCAGCGTTGAGGCTCTGCACAAGCAGTTGGCCATAGTAGGTGGTTCCGTTGGCTGCGCGGCTGATGTTCGACAAGTCTTGCTCAAGCTGCGTCTGTGGGACAAGTTGTGCGTTGACGGTTGGCGCGAGGGCCACGATTGCGAGGAGGATTAGTTTTTTCATAGTTGTTACCAGTTTGTTAGTGAAGTGCGCCGCCATACGTTGTTGGAGACGCAAATGTAGAGGAAATTGTTGGTGTCGTAGCGCATATCGCCAGCCGTGCCAGTGTCGGTTGAATTGGTCGGTGCCGTGCCTTGTAATCGGTGCTGGGCGTCTATGACGCTGTAGGCCGAATCGTCCGCGAGGCGAACTTGCAACACGGTGTTGGTGCGTTTGAGGGCTGGGAAGTTGGTGGTCGTGCCGCCGAATTGAACCACCCCAGAAAACTCTGCGTTTGAGGCTCGAAGGCTCCCCGATGCATCTGTTGAGGTTCCGTTGCCAATCGCCAATACCCCCGATGCGGAACGCGACAAGCCCAAGTCAAAAACGGGGGCATTGTTTTGCACGGTTGCTCCAGCACCCCATCCAATTACCCCAACGGAAGCGCACCACTGTTTGCCAGCCCTCCAACTAAAATATGCGTTGGCTATGGAGGGCGTACCATTGTAAATCTCAAAGTCAGCATAAGCTATTCTTGCGCCGATAGACTGCAACCCTCCAAGACTAATTCCTACAATATTGTTGTTGCCGACATTGCCGCCTACAATGAGTTGGGTTCCAAGAGTTCCAGTCGTTACCGTTGTTTGACCGTTTGTTGCAATGGTCATCCTCGTAGTCCCATCGGTCTGAAACTCCAGCGCCCTCGCCGTGCCGCCGCCGCTTCCCTTCTCAGTTCCAATGGTCAGCACATTGTTTGTCCAAGCAATTCTTCCACGTTCATAATTCGTGGAGTTGGAGTAGGTGTTGTAAATGTTGTAGGTCTGGGGATTTGTGCCATTGCGGGATGCGAGCGTGTTTGTGGTATCGCGCAAAAGATAAGTATCACCAGTTACAGGCTGTGTAGTTGAGTTTCCCCAAGCCAATAGAAAGTCCGAATTAAACATTAGGTTATTTCCAAAATAACGCATTTGAGGTTCAGTCCCATCGGTAAATGTAAGTTCTCCTGCTGTTCTCTGATAGATGCCAACGGACGATCCAGTTAATACAAATGATGGATTTGTTGCCAAACCAGCACCTAATGTTAACTTTGGAAGTGTCGCCACAAACGCACTTCCACCAGCACCATCGGCAGTGAGTATGCTGTTGGTTGTAGCCGCTCCAGAGGGAACGCTGTTGTTAGTTGCAAGGGAGCCAAGGCCGATATCTGAACGAAAGTTTGTCACATTTGTATTGGTAAGCCAGCTTGCTCCAAGCCCAAGATTTGTCCTAGTCTGATTTGGAGATCCTCCAGATACAAAACTTATAGAGTCGCCAGCACCTAATGTTATTGGCCCACTAAAACCTCCAGTTGTTGCTATTGCACTTCCAATTTGAAGTCGTGTTCCCGTGATATCCGCAAAGGTTACATTTTGATTTGTTCCGAGTCCGATATCTGTTCGGAAGTTTGAAGCATTGGTATTGGTAAGAGCAAGCCAGCCAAGTCCAAGGTTAGTGCGCGTTACTGCAATATTCGTCAATGCTCCCGTAAAATAAATAGCCCCCTCTACCGTCAAGTTATCTGCACCCAGATCAACAGAAGTAGCTTGACCAGTAAAAATAACAGGATTAGTAAATGTGAGCGTGTTTGACCCAGAATACGCAACTTGCCCGTTGGTTGTGTTGTAGCCAAGGGTCTTGATCGTCTGCGAATATGCAGCCGCAGTTGTTAGCAAAATGGCAATTAGATATTTAATCATAGCTTTGTAGATGACAGATTCCCGTCATTATCAATAGTTATACGCCAACGCGAATTATTAGGCGATTTTAAAATAACCCCTTTTGTGGCATCAGTTACTTCATAGTCGGTAGCCTGTTGAGTGAGGGCTAGTGTGCCTATGGCGTCTGCGGGGAAATACAACTCGCTTCCGTTGATAGAAATTTTCTTTTCTTCAGCTTCTATAACTAAGCCAAATTCGGGAATGCTGATTCCACTTGGGCCGCTAATGACTAAGTGGCCTTGACCAGTTGAGTTGAGCACCCCAGAACCTAGGCCGCTGATGCGCCCATCGTTCCCTTCGCAAGCTGTGCCTGCCGTTGTTCCATAGGTGACTCCACCAGTTCCCCACTCGGTATCGTAGCTGGTGTTAGTCTTTTTGCGGAGTACTTGACCAGTAGTTCCGCCTGCTGGAACTCCAGCAGCAGAACTTGCCTTGCCGTCCAATGCGGTCTGGGTTGCGGTGGAGACGGGTTTATTGGCGTCTGAAGTGTTATCTGCATTGCCAAGACCCACCATGGACTTGGTAATGCCTGATACCGTCCCAGTAAATGTGGGCGAGGCCAGATTAGCCTTTAGATTTAAAGCCGTTTGAGTAGCTGTGGATACTGGTTTGTTCGTATCAGATGTATTGTCTACATTGCCCAGTCCAACTGTGGATTTTGTGATCGTGGTCCATTCTGGAGCAGTGGCTCCCGTATTTACCGTGAGAAACTGACCAGCGGTTCCGATAGCAAGCCTATCTGGAACGGTGGCGTTACGGTAAAGAATATCTCCTCGATTGGTCAGGGCAGATGTCCCCGTAGGCCCTTGGATCCCTTGAATTCCTTGGATTCCCTGCGTACCTTGGTCGGAAAAAACTACATCGTAGGAGATAAGTTGTGCCGCCACTGTACCATCAACGGTCAGTGTTTCATCATATGCTATCTCGTAAACTTTAAGGTTCACAGGGCTTTAGTCGGTACTGACACCAGATCAAAGGTTCCTGAGACAAGGGTTGTGCGTGTCCCAGAAGCGGATTTCACTTTTATCCCGCGATAGTATTTGCCGGGAACATTGAGTTCGCTGGCAGAAATTGGGAGGGTTACCTCGCCCGTAGTGGGGGATGTCGGAGTGAAAGATTTGTGGATAAATGCCTCATCATCATTCCACGACAAATCTTTGGTGATGGTTACCCAAAATGTCCATCCTGTAATATCTTTAGGATTCCCATCTGCATCAGACAGACGGACTACTGCAGCCCAATCGTCGCCGACTGGATGAACTACATTATCGACGATGTAAGGGTAGTCGGCCACGGACTATGCCATTTTCTTTTTCGAAGCAGCGCGGCGTTCAATTGCGGCGAGAAATCCTCCCTCAGAAGTAGGGGCCCCACCTTCTTCGGCAGACATATCCTCACCCTCCATACCCGCCTCTTCAGAACCGCCTTCGGCCTTATCTTCGGCCATGTCATCCTGTCCGCTAACAGGCATGCCGTCGATTTCTTTGAGGTACAGTTCACCACCCTCACCAAGTTGAACGGTAGCCATGACTTCAAACGTGTCTCCGGGATTGACACCTTCGGGAACTCCCATCCCTTCCGGAGCTTTAAATTCGATCGATTCTTTTTTCATATGATTATCCTCACACCCACAATCACACCCCTTGGCGTGCTTTCCACCCATTTTCGGTGGAGCTATTGCAATTACAAGTTCCATTTTATTGGGTTGGGGGAGAAGAGTTGCCGCGAGGCTTCCCTTCTCCCCCACCAATGTTTACTTATGGATTAGGAGCAGGTCACCAGCGAAGCGGAGGCAATGCCATTGCCGCAACGGGTGTGCATGATCGCATAACCCCACTCAGGCCGAATCGGCTTGGATCCAGCCGAGAGGACACCACGGAAGTAACCGATCGTGCCATCAGGGTTCTGATCCTTGTCGCGAATGTTAAGCCATTTGAACTCGCCGCGATAAGAGACGGGATCAAACGAGGTGCTGCCACCGGGGCTCGTGATCGGGGCCGGGATGACCGAGTGG